GCGGTTACGAGCTCCCCCCCCGATCTGAGATCGAGATTGCTCGGCCGATTGCAACGTGTTCTCCACGGCGGCAAGGATGCAGGGCCCACTGTTCCTGCAAACGTCTACTCGGAGGAATCCAATTCATCTCAACAAGTAAAACCACTATCGGTACAAGGTCCAAACCCCTGTTTATACCAGCACACTAGCTGGATTTTCAACCTAAGACACACCACCCACCACGTGGAGGAGGCCGCTCGGATATTCAGCCTCTTTTAACGTGTCCTTCCTCGGAATCGACCTTACGACGTCGTCTCGCGCGCTCCTGGTAACTAGTCACATTTCACCGGATTATTTATACCGGCCCTTAGCGCATTCAGCTATTGTAATCCCAACCATTTCTTTCGCAGTGTCGGTCCGAAAGGTAAACATAGGTATTCTACCCGTTTCCAATCACTCAACGATACACTGCACTCGGATGTTTGTTCTCGTGCCCGCGGGCACCCTTAGGCATAGCCCCACATGCAGAACGACCATCTAACGTCTGCATGCCACGGGTAGGGAAGCACTGGTTCGGTTTAAGGGCATGAACTGGCCCCCGATAACCAACCAACAATCACCACCACTCTCAGGTGGCACCACAAGGGTGATGTTGGTCGCGCAGATGCACTCTTAACGCATCCTAAAAAGTTCCTGGGATCCACACAACATACAATGCCCAATCAGCAATTGATATGTTTCCCGAGGAGTTAAATGACACACTCACTGTTGGTGTGGAACTCACGGTTGCTACCGCCGCTCCGCCCAAATAGGACGGACCAGGAATGGCACCCAATGGATTATAGGGTGTGCTGTTCATACTGCAACCTGAAACAGCACCAATTGTGCAAATATAATTTTGCGTGAATCCAGTTATCTCTTGCACGGAATAACTGATTAACAATTGGCCAGAAGAAATTCCAGGAAAAGAAATCTGATTTCCTGAAATAGAGTAGGCAAGGGTTGAATTGCCAGAAACATTTGCATTTTGAAACGGGTTTGTGTCCCCGTTAGCAACGCTGCTCCCATTCAAATAAAGGGTACTCATTTGACTCACCGGTGGGTTGGGAGGTGGTGGCACTGACCCACCCTCTCACAACAAAGTCACCCGCAACCAAGCATTGTTGGTCGCAGACCCACTAGCATACGTATCATATGCAGCGAGCCCAATCACAGCTCTTCCTGCAACTGAGGTGTTCAACACGAACGAGTTGATACTCAAAGTTCGCGGCTGTAAAGAATACGTTGACCCACTTCCAGCAGTGCTAGTTGTAGCATTCGTCTGGAGGTAATTAGTCAGCGTAGAGCTCTGCACCAAACTCAAACCGAGTGCAGATGGGGCCGCAGCAGACCCCACACACGTGTTACCTGCTTCAATCAAGTAGGTACCCGCGGGCAATGTGACCAGACCCGTTGAAGCAAAGGTCGCTCCAATGGAATTCTGCACAACCACAGGATTGGTTGCTGATGCAAAACACAATCCTGCCACTGTCGTGGCGGCAGCAGTCTCTCCGGCTAGTGCGGAGGTAAGTAACAACTGCGAACCGGGTTGGCCAAGTGCGCCACCTGAGCTTTCAAGCACCGGCTTGCTCAGGCGGACTCGATAGCGCACATGGAGTTCACCAATGTTTGTCGTATTCGTTTGGCCCTGAGTACTAACAAACAAATTTCCGCTATCATAAGTCTTGATATCGGTGTTCACCGGTTGTGCTCCCGGACGAACATACTTGCCAAGATTACGCTTCATTTGGGCACAATCCATCACAAGCCGAATTAGCTTGGTGGAAGGAAGCGCTGGGGTGGTGTGAGGGTCCGTATCCTCTACACGCTGCTTCGTAGCAGGTGGAGCATCGGAAGAATCGTAATCAGCAGACAGGAGCACAACGCCAGTCTGACCCTGCGTGGCGTACTGAGACACCTCCGCAGTGTAGTAGAATTCCAAATACTCGAACTCATACTCCTCATACAATGCAGCAATCTGGCTGCCCCAGGGAAAAGTGGCAGCCTGACCAGGATTGATTGCATATTGCGTGGTCGCAAAAGCAACTGAGCCATTGACTTCACCAATGTACTCGTCCTCCTCCAAAACCTGTCCACGCCGGGATGTTGATCGGGTGGTAACAGTATCACCGCCCCTGCCAATCTGTTGGCCGGGCATTCCACGCGGACGACGCATAGCATTCGGTCCGTGCGGATTGGCTCCTCGCATCCTCCGTTGGCGACGGGGAGCTCTGGGAGCCATTCCAAGTGCTCTTTCCTGCTTCGCGGTTGCGCGAGCTAAGGAGGCAACTCTTTGGTTGGCATTTTGCGTTGCCTTACGCTGAAATCGTTTTAACATCGACATGGCGGCATCAACGAAACCTACTCACAACTACGCATACCGTCACAAGGCAGTCACGTCAGGTGGTCAATTGCTCCACGATTGCACTCTCAAGAGGGATTACCTACGATGGAGCGCTAACCACAGTCATGAACACGTGAGGCCTGTTACACATCCCTACTTTTAATAATCGGGGGGTGACGAGGGACTATGCTTTCGTTTCGACAGTCAGTCACAACTTTATACTAGCTGCAGAGTGAACTCTCCCAATGCGTTAACGACAACTAACATCGGGCTTGGCTCGGTTATAAATGGCATGAGCTGGCTCGCCTTGGGTCTATCTCCCTGTGGCAACCACATAGCATGGTTGTTGGTCCAAACCCAGTAATAAATACTGGGAGGTGATACGGCACTTTCCTCGAATCTTTATTCGATACGCCCTTTTAATTTGGATTACCTATTCTTGTGCGGATTAGGTTGCACTCGGGGTTGTAAAACCACCAAATACAAGCTGGGGCCCTGACGTGTCACGGTCAATCAATTGGGTCGAGAGTGGGGAGTTTAAAACATCACCCAACTTCAAAGTTGCCAGTTCTCGATCCCATTGTTTTTGCTGGGTGGGTCCCCATTGGTACTGCACATACAACGCATGGTCCACATCATCAGTGGAATCCAGGAATTCATTGAGACGAGCCTTATGTGCCTCGCGGAGTTGCCATTCTGATAAAAACTCCGGTGTTACCCCTTCTGTGAGATGTAACACTCGATCAACAATGCTTTTAAGAGGTGGAATAAAATTCACTTGCTTTTGCAAACCCAATGCAATACCTCTCATCAACCCTTCCCGTGTGCACTTTGGGGGGTTGACTACATAGCCAAACTTGGCCAAAACTTTTCCTGGTTTGGGCCCATAGCAATAGCCCTTGTTTGTACAGTAGAAACGGCCTGAACAAAATTCGACTTCATCCAGAGATTTCCGAGGAATTCCTTCACTCTTGAAGCCTAGCCGTCGCATCTCCTGCACCCAATCAATTTTCACTTGTCGACGATGCATTAACAAATTATCATCTCCTTGGACCAACATCTTTACAACAAGTAGTGCCTGATCAACCAGCACTTTGCACACATCACAATAAATGAACAAATGTAGCAACGCATTATGGACAGAATTAAAAAGAGATGTGAATGGATCACCACTCTTACGGGTCCCTTCAACACGATACCTCCAACCATGCATTGTTATTCCATGTGTGTCAAGATTAGCAATCATGAGATCAATGACTGCTCTGGGTGCACCAAATTTTTCGCACAACCACACCTCTAGCTCAC